GTTTTATGTTCATTATATCTATTTTGAATTCCTTTGGTACTATGACCAATTTTAATGATATATTCGCTATTTGTAAATGTTTTCACTTTAATAATATAAACTAATGAACCAGAATTTGCATATTCACTTAACAAAACACTTTCTTTTTGTTTTATGAGTTTTTCTTCCATTTCTTTATTTTTGACGTCTTCTATTTGTGTTAATTCTAAATTTTTCTTTTCTATTTCTTTTTGTAAATCATATACACCATTTACTCTAATTTCTTTGATAACTTCACATACCCAATTTTGAAATTTTTCAGCAATTGGTTTTCTGGATTTAAATAAAATTTTATATAATCCTTTTTCAGTTAAAAATGTTACCTGCTGTGTGCCACCAAGGGTGTCCATACTATGGACAACCTTTTCACTTTTATCAAAATTTTGAATTGTTGATCTAATATTAGCAATTTCTAATATTTCTGCTATATCATTAGCTCGAAACAATGGGTCTTGATAAGATCCTTTTATAATTATTTCAGTGTGTAAATTATTATCATTAAATGCCTTTACTACTTCCATAGGATGTATATACATATACAACATCCTTTTATTTAAGTTGTTTTATGCAAAATATAATTATAATTGCTTTTCCAGTTGCAAAAGCAAATATAAATTGCTTTAATAATTAAAAAGCATATTTAATTATTAAATTATTTACATGATAAATCGTAACAACCCAACTTAATTGGATATATATCAATTTATCATAAACTTTTTATTTTCCTCCCGAATCTTCGGGAGCAAAAAATATTGCTTATGTTGTAAAATAAGCAATATTCTATTTAAATAAAAATAATATGAATATTTATTTTAATTTTATGAAAATAATATAAAAATATTGAGACGATAAATCGTAACAAACCGCTCAATTGGAATATGCTAAACCGCCCATACCTGACATAATTCTCAAAACGTTGTAGTTGGTGGCATAGACACGTACCTTGGCTGTCTTGGTACCTTCAACGGTGGCGTTGGAAAGTACTAGTTGAAGGGTAGCGTTATCAATTCTGGAGAAGTTGCATGTGCCACTTGGTTGATGCTCTTCTGGACGAAGGGCAAATGAATAAACATTGATACCAGTATCTGGACTTCTGGTGTGAGCTTGGTATGGTTGGACAACGTCGAAGTATGTTCCTTCACGCTCAGAGAAACGATCTTGACCGTTAAGTTGAAGCTTAGCGGTGACGACTGGGTTTTGACCCCAACAGTGCCTGTCAAGGGATGTCTCTGTAAGAACGAATGTTCCAGCATCAGAAACAGTTGATCCACCAATGTGGTTAGGATCAAGATCTTGGACAGCTGTTAAACTGGCTAATGAACTGGCAGCGGCAGCGGCGGCGGCAGCAGCGGCATTTAATGGAACACGTTCACCACCAAGGTTTGGCTCATTGTATGGGTTGGAAGGACCGTGCCAGTAGCCGGAGAAGCCATCAGGGATGTAAGCATCCATGGCACCAGCGTCTTGGAATAGACCACGAGCATCAATGAAACCAGTTTGGTTACCGACTTCAGCTGGGCCACCAAAAGCATGGACAGCGTTTGGAAGAGCATCAACAGCATCAGTGTAGTTGAATGGTTGAGCACCAAGGACCTTGAATAGAAGAGCATCACATACAAGGGATGAACAGTAATCAACGTTTTGATCAGGTTGAACAACCCAGATTAATTCCTTAACAGGGTGGTTGAAGTTAAGCTTGATCTTGTTGGATGATGAACCGACTGATTCATCACCAGTGAATTGAAGCTGTGTGATAAGGTACTCGTGAGGGTTTTGTGCCATTCTTCTACGTTCATCAGTATCAAGGAAGACGTAATCAACGTAAAGGGAAGCAGCAACAATGGATTGATTGTAAGCAATGGTTGCAGGAACTGGACGACCTGGTGAATATTGAGTAGCAGCAGTTGGTGGTGTACCAGGAGTGGCACATGAAAGGGTTGTAACAGCCCATAAACACTCATCAATAGGACGAATATCAAGGTTAATTTTAACTTCGTGATACTGCACATCACGTTATACCCCACCTTTCGGTGTATTTATGTTTCTAGGGATTAGACTATATCTTAAGCTATCATTGAAGTTGATTAAACTTCTCAAACCCAAAACCATTTAGTCGTTGAGCCTTCCTCATGTCCTAATCATATCGGATTTAGAGGCTTGGTTGCTGATTATCCATTGTAATATCTGTGGGATTTTTACCGTACCTGAGTTCATTATCTCTCAGCCATGATAAACTTTCGTTTATCATTTGGTACCCCAAAAATTGTCTATATTTTGAATTAAATCTATTTATTGATATAATATTATTAAAATAATAATGTAAATAAATTTTGTTACTTTTAAATCTATTTTCGTAACATGTTAGTGGTTGTAAATTAGTCCAGTGAAAACAAATATATTTTTCATTTGTATTTTTAAAATTAAAAGCATTAATAGGAATTATATGATCTATTTGCCAATAACTTCCCAAATTTTCCCAATTCATATTTTTATCAAAACGATATTCTAACCATTTCTTTAAAAAAATTATATCACAACCAATAATATTTTTATAACTAGTTTCTTTTCCTTTTATCATTTTATGAATTTTGCTCCGTAAAATTTCTGATAATTGAAAATTTGAATCTGTTTTTCTTTTATTTTTGATTTGTTCTTTTCTAATTGGTAAATACTCCATATTTTTTTCTTTAATATGATTTTTAATATTTTCACGATTTCTATATTCTTTTCTTTGTATATTAATTTTATCTTTATTGTCATCACGATAGTTTTTGTTTCTGTCTAAAAGAACTGCTTTATTTACTTCATAATATTTTTTTTGTTGCTCTTTTATTTGAAGTTTATTTATTTCTCTATATTCTTTCCTACATTGATTACAATCATATCTGTAACCATCTCGAGATGATTTCAATAATCCAAAATTTAATACACTTTTTTCTAATTTACATTTTCCACAAATTTTATTATTCATTAATTTACTTATATAATTAGTTATAGATTTAAATAGTTTGTTTTCAATACATAAACAATTTAATTTTACAGCTTTAGGAACTTCCAGCAGTTTGGTCTTGTTGCCTACTGTTACATTTTTAGTAACAGGAGACTAGCATCTGGGGATGATTAAAAAAATCATTATGAGCCCCTAACAAATTTTCACTAAAACAGTTCTCATATGTTTTAGTTTGGATGCTTTTCTGCCCTGCAGATTTTAAGGCGATTAAAGGAAGAGCTAAACCAGGGTTGGTACAGAACCAAAATTGAAGTGGAATGTACAGAGTTGTTTCTGGAAGAGCGTTTCTTGGAGCACAAACTTGACGTGGTGCTAGAGAATCACAAGGTCCATCAACATCAGCAAAGGATGGATCGGTGATGAATGTAAGTTGGGTTGTGTTACCAACCATTTGGAAATAACCACGTTGTTGTTCAGCAGACATGGTAAGTTGATTCCAAATGTGCATCCAATCACCATATTGACGATCAATTCTTTGACCTCCAATTTCGACTTCAACTTGAGCAATAAGTTGCTCACCTGGGTAATCTAACCAACGGGCATAGACACCAGTACCTTCACCTGCAATGTAGGCACCAACACCCATAAGTTGATTGATTTCAGGAAGTGTTACTTGTAAATAAGTACGATAAGCAAGATCACCGTTTCTACTGATAACACATTGGACACGACGACCGAAATCGGCTTGACCGTTGAATGTTTGTTCAATAGATTCAATAGCAAAGTTTGTGTAACGTCTGTATGTTACTTTCCAAAAAGTGATTTGTGGATTACCTGTAAGGTAAACATCTTGAGCGCCGTAGGCGACTAGTTGCATAAGACCTCCTGCCATTTTTATACTATTCCTAAAGAAAAAAAATTTATGGAATTAAATTAATTAATTTAATTCATATTTGTTGTCAATTAAAAATATTTAATTATTTTGTTATAAATTCAAAAAACTGTTATGATATATGCAGTTATCATAACAGTTTTTGTGAATAATTATAACGTTTATCTTAAACATATTGAATTCGATTGTCATTGCTTACTATTCCTGTTATTTCAATATATAAACGCAAAATATAATAAATATTATTTGACAATAAATATGAGTTAAATAATACGTTATAATATTTATTATATTTTATTTCAAACATGCCATCATTTAAGCCTAAACTAGAAAAAAAAATATTTATTGATAAAAAAATATCAACTACATTGGACGGTAAGCATAGTGAATTTGTTGATCAATTTCAATATGATGAAGAAAATACAATTCCCGAATTAAAAAAACAAAAACAAAAGTTACAAGAAAAATTACTATATTCACAAAAAAATAGTGAATCTACTTTATCCATTGAAGAAATAATGGATATAAAGGATAAAATCAACGAAATTCAAAATGACATTAAAAGAATTAAAGAAAAAAGAAAGAAATATTATTTGGATAATTCAAAATATATTTTTGATTATTTTGAAAATAAAAAAAGTATATCCAACGACGTTTTTGTTGGTGATAGTTCAGTCGGGACAAATGAAAGTAGTAACTCTAACAAAATGAATACTGGATTAATAACAACAGAAAAAACAAAAAAAATAGCTAGTTTTTTTAAACTAAAAGATAATCATAATATTACAATTGAAAACAAAAACAATAATATTGTTAAAAAATATTTGAGTAATATCGATGATTCATTTATTGATGTAAATCATTTTGTAAATAATTCTGATATTTGTAAATTTTGTTATAAAGGTGAGTTAATACCTCTTGATGATGAAGGGATTTTAATATGTAATGTTTGTTTTAAAAATGTACCTTATCTAATTGAAAATGAGAAACCTTCTTATAAAGAACCGCCTAAAGAAGTTTGTTTTTATGCATATAAAAGAATCAATCATTTTAAAGAAATTATCGCACAATTTCAAGGAAAAGAAACGACACAAATACCACCTGATGTTATTGAAAATATTAAACATCAAATCAAAAAGGAGCGCATCAAGATAACACAAATCACAAATGCAAAAACAAAAGAAATTCTCAAAAAACTCGGGTATAATAAATACTATGAACATATACCTTTTATTAAAGACAAATTAGGTATAAAACCTCCTGTCATGTCTCCTGAGTTGGAAGATAAGTTGTTCAACTTGTTTATGGAATTACAAGCACCTTATTCAAAATTTTGTCCTGATGATCGAGTTAATTTTTTAAATTACTATTACACTGCATATAAACTTTGTGAATTATTAAAAGAAAATCAATACTTGGATCACTTCCCAATGTTGAAGGATCGAGAGAAAAGAATTGAACAGGATAATATTTGGAAAAAGATTTGCGAAGAATTAGATTGGGAGTTTATACCTACGATTTAGATTTTGGTTTGATCGTTTTTTATTATAGTTCAGTTTTATTTTTCTTTTTATCATAAATCCAAATGTCATATTTATATCCCAAACCAATGGCAGCATCTTTCTTTTCTAATACGTTATTTTTCTCTTGATTGGACCATGTTGATTTTACTTCTACACATCGATTTTGTGATTTGATATAAATATCAACATAATGTCTATGTTTCTTGTTGTTTGTGTCATTATACCATATTTCAGGTACTAGTTTTCTATCAGTAATGATATCATTTTCATTTATTTTTTCAACAAATAAAAGCTCATCTAGTGCAAAATTTTCATAACCTTGGTATGTTATTTCCTTCCCAGATGGTAATATATAAATCTTTTTATTATATGAAGATTTTAACATGTATTCAGCTATTTCTGCATTTTGTGAATGATGTGAAACTCCATATTTTTCTAAATTGGTTTGTATTATTTTTTTCTTGATATCTATATTGTTTAATGGATACTTACTACCATATTTTATCATATTAGTTGCATAAGTTTTATTCTTTATTTCAATATTCTGTTGTGGGTTTTCAACACCGTATTTTTGTAAGTTAGTTTGTTTTATTTTATTTCGTATTTCATGAGATTGTAAAGTATAGTCAGTTCCATAT